CATCACCTGTAATGGAGGTTGCACCTGCTGTAACAAGATGCTGCAGAGTGCCAAATGCACGAACGGAATCAGCAGTGGATGCAGAGGCGTAAGCAAGAATACCCTTTGGCTTGTTGGTGCCATCGCCTGACAGGAACGCGATTGCTTCTTCTTCTGAAAATTTCTCAGAAACAGCATTCGTGAGCCATGCTTCAGGATCAAAAAAGGAGTCATCAAGCATCTGCTGAGTAGCAGCAGGATTTGCGTAAATCTCTCCCATAAAAGGGGTGATTTCTGCAAGCTGTGGGGTGTTTGTTTCACCTCGTGCCGTTTCCTCACCAACCCATCCAGAAGTCGTCCCGCCAATATCAACAAGTTTTTTATACTTAGCTGACCCAATAGCAATCACCTCACACTCCTGGCGCATGGGGGACTCGTTCTTCATCAGACTGAGAACGTTGCGGTCAAGCTCTTCCGGTACGGCAAAACCGCCCTCGGCATCGACACCAACATTCAGTGCTTTTGATTCCAGATCGGAAAGACCGTCCTCAACACCTTTACGCAGAAAGTTGCGGTATGCTTTTTTATGCGCTGTTACTTCTTCACTGTCAGCGTCTTTACCATTGCCACCGGGGCGATTCATTTTTGCCTGAAGCTCATCGATCTGTTTCAGAATTGCAGTAATATCCTCATTGGCCTTGTCCACCTTCTGATCAAGGACAGGATCTGACTTGCCGTTTAATTCGATTTGGTCAAGGCGTTGATCGTTTGATTTTTTAAAAGATTCAAACGCTTTTCCCTGCTTCTCAAGCAGAGTTTTCAGTTCTAAGTCTGGCATGGTTTCATCCTCCAAGGATGTTAATATTTTGCTGTATCATTTCTTTGAGCTCCGTATTGTCGGTAGCAGAATCCCTCCGCTCATATCCGTTGGAGGCTATACGGGTCGCCTCTGATTTTGAAAATCCTGATTCCCTCAGAAATTTCTCAAAATCACGTTCACTTTTTACCCCTGTCACTCGTGCGGCATCATTTGCCGGGAATGTGACCAGGGAGGTTTCCCAGAGTTCAAGCTCTTTTAATGTGATGATCCCCGCTTCACGGTCGTACTCATCAACGATTGTTCTATAGCCAATCGAAAGACCGGAGATTGCCCCGGCCTTTAAAAAGGCGTGTGCTTCTTTGGCAAGCTGCACATCTTCAATTAACAGGCGACCTTTACAAAAGAGGCCATGTTCGTCTTCCTTCATCTCTTCCCATACACCAAGTGGCTGTGCACTGTTGTGCTGCCACAAAAGGGCCGGCATCATCCCTTTTGCTTTATGGGCTGCAAGGGACTTGATAAAGGCACCTGGTGCCACCACATCTTTATAGGAATCTTCAACGTGAAAAACTGAGCCGTAACCTTCAAAGGTTCCATCATCGTTGACAGCTTTTATTTGCAGTGGTCTGACTAGATATTTTTTATTCATTTTTCTTTCCTAGAAGCCTGGTGCAGTTGTGCAGACACAACCCTTATGGATTGGTGCATGGAGTTTCTTGCCGTAAACTTTCATTCCAGAACCATCATCTGCGGTGACAGATTCGCCACGTCCTATAAATGGGTCAAGAATTCCTACTTTTTTACCGTTGAGCTGCTGGCAGAATGGACAGGTTTTAGAACCTTGCGCCACCCAGACAAGAGATACTGCCCCAGCTGCCGCCCAGGTAAACCGAGATACGCCTTCAGATGCCTGGACAACTTCACGGCTGGCGATTTTTCCGCCTCTGGTCTCGTCCCACTCTGACAATCTGGTATCAAGGGTTTCGGCAATCTCTGCCTGCTCGGTGTCTCTGATCAGTGCAGTGAGTTGGCCAAGGCTTGAGCTTATGTGTCTTGCCTGAAATCCTTCGATGTAATCGGCAATAAATTCAGCGAGTTTTTCTGTGCTTTCTTCCGGGGTTTCTGTAATTGCTGCTGCTGAAACTTTCTGTAGGTATTCTTTCAGTAGTTTTTTTAGTTTGGCACTGATGGTAAAATCGTTATAGTAAGCTGACAGCCAGTCGGACAAGGTTTCCACGCTTTTTGATTCTGTGTGTTCGGTAACTGCTTTTTGGATTGCTGAAACTTCACTCTTCACCATTGCAGCAGAGGCAAGCAGAAAACTTTTATGATATTTGTTTCTTAGTTCGTTACGAGCAGCCACAGACGAGGTCGCTTTTGTTTTTAGTCCTTTGCCCGGCTTTAATTGATCGTGCGGAGTCATGTTGAGGGGGCGTACAAAGACATCGCCGCCCTTGTATGGATTCATGTTTTCCTTTGCCCTGCATTCGTTTGGGTTCAGGATCGCATCGGCTACTGCGGTGTGGTAAATTTTGAATCTTGTTTCAATGTCGGCACGTTCAAGACCATCAAGTAAAAATTCAACGTAGTATCCCTGTTGTCGTTCTTCCAGGCTAAGAAGATCACGGGAAATGCATTGCTCCCAGCGTCTTGCCCATGGGAGAATCGTATATTTTGCAAACTCAAGAGACTGTTGGGTGATGTTGGAAAAAGAGGATTTTTCCAGGTCCCCTATCATATGTGGTGGTACCCTGAAGATTGATGCTATTTCAGGCTTTTGGAATTTGCGGGTTTCGAGGAATTGCGCATCTTCGTTGGTCATAGACACAGGTGAGTATGTCAGTCCTTCTTCAAGAACTGCTGTTCCACCCTGCTTTGATCCGCCGTGCGCCATGTCCCATCGTTCTTTTAATCTTCCAGCTGCATCTTTTGACAAGGTTTGTGTAGAACTCAATATCCCTGCTGGTCGTGCGCCATGTTTGAACACGTTGCCGCCATGTTTTTCGGTGGCAAGGGAAAGGCCAATAGATTCTTTTGCGTAAGCGATTGGTGAAATTCCAGTGAAACCGTCAAGAGAAAGACCGATTACCCTGAAAATATTTCCTGGTGGAATGATCTCTGTTTCACCGCCTATGTTTGCGTGGTATTCCAAACCCCAATCTTTATTCTGTTTTACGGTGACTGATGAAAGCGGTAATAGTTCGTGGACACGGCGGTTTTTTCCGGTTCCAATCCAATTGATAAAACAATGGTAGTTTCCTCTGAGATTAAGGCGGGCCATACCAAGTTCTCTGAACTCAAAAGAGGTCTGGTAGCTGTTTGGTTTATCGTGAAGGACTGAATAGAGAGGATGGTCTGTTGCCCGTTCTTTTCCTAAATCCGTTTTTCTGTAGAGAATTAGTGGAAGCTGGCCGATTGATTCGCCAAGAATTCGGACACATGCAAAAACAGCGATACAGCGCATTGCTGTTTCGGGAGTGACATTTACCCCGGCTGATGTTCCGCCGCCTGCTCCAAGCAACGTCATAAGATCGGCAGATGACAGGATTCTGGTCCCAGCGGATTTTGTGAAGAATGATTTTATTGTGTCGAACATGCATATAAGATGCACGTTGTGGGGACGTTAAGCAAACGACATAGGTAACACAGGTAACATGGGTAAAATTTCTTACATCATTTGTATTTTTTTTGATTCTAAGAAAGAATCGAGGTCTGTTTCATTAATACGCAAACCTTTTCTTCTGCCTGTTCGTACCGCTTTCAAGTCTCCGTAGGTGATGAGTTTGTAAACGCCGGAAATCGACATGGTCAACCTTTCGCTTACAGTTCTGACAGTCAATAACTTCATAATATGATCATTTCCTTATCTTCATATGTTGACACTTTTTTACCTTCGCCAACCATGGCCCGTTTCAATCCAAGGATCAGCGCTATGGCTCCATCTATTTTTAAATGTTCCTGGCCGATCTGCTTTTTCGGTTTCACATTCTGGTTTGTGTCTTCGTGACATACTACATTTGACAGACACCATTTTAAAATCGGGTTTCCGTCGTAATGAAATTTTCCGTCACGGATAATGGCGCTCAACTCCTTGGTGGGTTCTGATAATTCTTTCACTGTTTGGTTTATTTCTACCATGACGATTCCAGCGTCTTCCATGTGGGCGGCCATCTGTGCAACGTTCCATGGATCGTGGGGAACTTCTATTACTTCAAAGCGTTTTGCATCTTCTTTTAAATCAGTTTCGACCTGATCAATATCAAGCCGGAAACCGGAAGTTAGGGTCAGCCACCCTTCGGTTGCCCATCCTGCATAATGTGCTTTGTCTTCTCCTTTGGCCGCTTCCTGGGGAAGATAAAAGTCTGAGAACGCGTAATAATGGTCATCCCCGTCTATGGTTCGTTTGAATACTTTAACTTTGGAAGCAAGATCCTCTTTTGAGGCTAGATCAAGCCCCAGCCACACATTTTCCTCTATAAAATCATCAAGCGTAAGAGAGGTGTCTGCACATTTTTCAAGGGCTGCCATGTCAAAGTAGGCCGTGGCAACATTCATCCATTGGTTGAGGTGCTTGCATCTGGTAATGTTTTGCTTTGCCGGATCCTGCAGAGCTGTTTTTAATCTGCTTTTTAAAAAATCAGGAAAAACAGATATTCCGTAGTTTGGATTTGCTTTCTTCCAATTTTCTATATCTTGCCAGTCGTCTTCTTTGTCTATTGTATAGATGAGAGCAAAAATTTCCTCATTTTCAAATATTTTTTCTAGCACCTTCACTACCTGGACCCGTTTGCCATGACAAGGGCCAGCGAGGTTTGATCCTGCTGTGGTAATGATGCAGAGTAATGGCTGTATCCTGGCACCCATTCCAGTACTCATTGTATCGTACTGATTTGGCGTTTTGTGCTCGTGAAATTCATCAATGATGGCACAATGAGGACTAGCACCGTCGCCTGGATCACCAATCAACGGACGAAACATTGAGTAATCAGTACCGGTGCTTAAATCCTTGGCATGGACTTCCACTGAATAGAAATCACACAAGTCTTCATTCTGCTTCGCCATCAGCCTGGCCGGTCTGAATACCTCCCACGCCTGTGTTTCTGTGGTTGCTCCTGAGTAAACTTCAGCGCCTCCCTCGTTGTCTGCGCAAAACATAAACAGGCCAATGATGGCCCCAATGACGGATTTCCCGTTTTTACGCGGGATTTCCGAATAGCACTCTCGAAAGCGCCGCATTCCGGTGGCTCTATCCACCCAACCAAACAGAGTCGCCAGAAAGAACACCTGCCAGGGTTCAAGAAAGATACTCTTTCCTTTCCATACGCCTTTTACGTGTTGAAGTCGCTCTGCAAAAGCACAGATTCTTTCAGCTGGACAGAATTCCCTGTCATGGGCATCTATCAAAACAGGATTATACAAATAGGGGAATTCATCGGTTCCCTGTCGTTCGAGATCATCAAGTTGACGCTGTGCCGCTCGTATCGTTATGTTCGCAGCTGGTACCTTCCCTGAAACAATATCCAGTGCATACCTATGGGCTATCTTGACATAGTTTTGCACCTAAATATCACTAAAACCGGTAGCCTTTTGTTTCTTTTGGGGTACTTTTACCCTTGATCTGCTTGCAGGGGTCATACCAAATTCAGTTAAGAACTTTTTCATATTTTCCAAAGCTTTGTTAGATATTCCGACATAGGGGCTCTGAACTGGAAACCCTTTTTCAGTAATTACGATTAAGCCATCTTTTCGTAGGTTTTTTTCAGCTTCACACCATCGTTGGTACGATTGACAGTATGCTGCTAGTGCTGCCATATCAATCTCTGTTAATAATTCCAATTTGTGTAATATTTTAGTTATTCGATACCATTCATGTCTTGCGATACCTTGCAAGATACGAGGTTTTACAGGAATTTTGTTTTCTGGTTCCGGCTCCTGATCATTCAGCGAACGTTTCCCCCGATTCCCTGTCAACAACTTCATTTTCGTTGGCATTGGAGCTGGCCCCGGCATCGTTACCCCCTATGCGCTATCTTGCGCACGTAAAAATTTCAC